AGGTTCGAGGGATGACGTTGCTATGCGTCACGTCGGACTGCATGCCTTCGGTGTCTGGTTTACGAGCGACCGCAAGTTGAACCGTGGCATCTCACACGCCTTCTGGAGCCTCCTAGGTCAGAAGGAAGATGTGCCGCACCTTACTCCGTATGAACCGGTCCATGACTGTGAAGGAACGGTGGCGGACTTCATCGCGGGGCTCGGACGGTGGCGCCGGTTGCCTGTTACGACATTAGATGCGCATCTGATGAGTACTGGCTACCCGCCACCAACGAGCCCAGCTGTGTCACGCAGCAATGCAGCCTTTGACCACGCCCTACAGACCGCCGTGACGCAGGCGAGTCTCGGATTGGCCGTGGAGCACCAACCTGATGATTCTGGCCGTCTCTCGCTCGAATCACCGAATGTCGTCTTGGGTGTCGACATGGGTGGTACGCAGCAGCAGGCGGTCGGCTCAATTGTCGGGCCTGTGATTGGTGCCCCTCTCGTGTACGCGAATACGATCGCCAACATTGAAGAGGCGATCGAGGAAAGGATCATCAAGAAACAGATCCCGCCGACCCTCACCGAACTCGACGTTGCGAAGATTGCGAAGATGGTCCGTGGTTTCACGAAGGGCCAGCACGCTTGCCTCAGTGAGCGCCGCGTGCGTGATCAAGTGGAACAGGTCATCGGGTTCGAAGCGATGAAATCAGGCAAGTGGAGCGAGAAGCGCTTCTGGTCATCGCTCGCGAACCTTCGCAACCGTATCGACCCAAAGTTTCGCCTCAAGGGCGCGGTGAAGCTCGAACCCATGAAGGATGGTAAGCCACCGCGGCTGTTGATAGCCGATGGGGACGATGGGCAGCTGATGGCGCTCATCGCGGTGTGGGTCCTGGAGAAATGTGTGTTTAAGTTTCACCAGGACCGGTCCATCAAGGGGGCGAGCAAGAGGGCGGCGATGAAGCGTCTGATCGCACGGTACCGTTCCATTGCGAAGGGAATGGAGATAGTGGAAGGAGACGGATCGGCTTGGGATACGTGCTGCCAAGCACTCATCCGGGCCTTGATCGAAGATCCACTCGTGCGACACGTCGGTGTCATTGTGGCAGAATATTTCAACTGCGAAGGGTGGAACAACGCGCACGAGATGCAGAACGAGGAGAAGGTTCTACGACTCGTGTGCAGTGATCGCTTGTTCAAGAAGGTGATCAAGATCGATTCCATCCGTAGGTCAGGCCACAGAGGCACGTCCATCCTCAACTGGCTGATAAATTTTACGCTGTGGTCGTGCGCCGTGCTCAAGCACCCTGAGCAGGCGCACGATCCGCTGCGTAAGAACTTTGTCAGCACGTTCGGCCACGAAATCTTCTATGTTGACGGATTTGAGGGAGATGACAGCATGGTTGGGGCAAAGCCATCGCTAGCACCCTTTCAGAGTCAGATCGAAGATTTCTGGAAGCGCGCCGGGTTCAATATGAAACTCAAGTTCGTGAAGGGCAAGGGGATAGCTGAGGCCGTCGGTTGGCATGCTGAGGCGGATGAGTTCGGCCTCACTGGCAGAGCCGCCCCGGACCTCAAGCGGTGCTTCGCGAACAATGGTGTGAGCTGCAGCAACTCCGGCAAGGAAGCTGCAAGGGATGGGGACGAGACGCTTCGCAAGAGGTTGGCTAAGGCAACCGCTCTGTCGCGTGCGCACGAGTTCGCCGGTATATATCCTACTGTCAGTAGGAAATTCCTGGAGTTCGCCGAGAACATCGAGCTCACCGCGTTCATCGACAGAGAGGTGCTTGCGCGCACCGGCCATCTTGACGAGAATATTACGACGCCGAATGATAGGGCGCTCGTCGAGGCGGCGATCTATGATGAGATTCGCCAGGCCAACCTCACCGTCAGTAGCGAGGACGAGAGGAAGTTGATGGAGGCTTTGGGGGTTGGGGCGACAGAGGAGGAGTTGGATCATTTCAGGGGCTACATCTGGGATGTTGACCACCTCACCGACTTCGCCGCCAACCGCGAGAGGCTGCCTGAGAGGTGGCGGTAGGCCACCGTGACACATAATTCATTCAGGAACGTATGCGTATAGTTTTTTGACAAGTCGCGACGGTACCCCCGAGCGGGGGCCCGGAGAAGTTAAGTGGGTTCCGATGGAGGCTGGCTTAGTCCCCCCGCCTTTTGGTGGTTCCCAGCTAGGTGACCATGACCTAGTACCGTCGATTTTGAGTAGCTGTAAGTTTTTGTTTTTATGACGGTCTTAACGCCTTATTCTTCTGCCGTCCGGAGAGAGGCCGGATGCAGAGCCTGGTGCTGTCGTCTCCACGAACTACGAACGTACTACTAGTAGAGTTCGCCAGACAGCTGAGGTGAGGCCTCGTGTCGTGCGCTACCCGGCGTACTCTGGGTTGAATCGCTGAGGTTTGCGGAGTCGGGCAACCCCCATAGGACTCCTACTCATCGAGTAAACCTGGCCAAAGAGTACCTTCGCATACCAAGCGAAAGGTCATGACACGCTCACTCCCCCCTCATGGTAGACATTTTGTCATTAACTGTCTATGACAGGTAGCTGGTCGATGCATATAGGCCACCGCCGTTGTGGGGTTCTCCACTCGGTAAACATGCGTCGGTTGGTAGGGGGAGGGGAATGGTTACGGAAATATAGGTTGACAGCCGCGTGACATGACCGGTCCGTGGCGAGTCGGGTAGGTCAAAAATCCTCTAGCATCAATTGCTGTGGCGTAATTGAG